AGCCAGTCCAGTATAGCGCCTACCGCAACCAACAGCCACATACATATTTTCTTAGCGATACCACGAATTGATTTGTATGAGCATACAGTCTCCTGACGATACTTTGCGGCACACAGCCCCGTGCCATAGTCAATGATGTTGCACAGTATCAGCACTATCATCGGCACGTAAAGCAACCCGAGCCAGCTTGACAGCGCTGCACCAATGGCTATAAACCATCTTTTAATATTATCCATGATGATCTCCTTTCTTATTCCAGTCCTTTATCCGATATCCAACCGCCAAGAGCAGGCACATATGACCAGCCTGTGGCGACGCTAAGTACCTGTCCGCTATTGACCTGAGCTATCACAGCGGCATCGGCAGAGGGCAGCTTCCTGACATTCCAGCTGCCTTTTTTGACTGTTTTGGAAGCAATGCCGATTGCGGAAGTCGTTCCGGGCTTTGTGGTCGTTGCACCATCAATAGTGATCGTGGGAGCCTTGTCCAGATATGTAAGATAAGGGCACTTGCCCCACCATTTCCAAGGACGTTCCTTTAACTTTGTCTTGACAACTCCGTACTCATGTCCACGAGCTTCAATGACCTCGCCATTGCCGATGTACACGCCTACGTGACCCGACATAAAGACCAGTACACCGGGAATGTCAGGCATGTTTGAGATGGCACCACGCTCCCTGCAATTCGCCCGCATCATATTTGCAGATACGTCCTGAGCGCTGTTGTATTTGGGTGTCGAGGTAGGTGTATCAGACCATAAGTAACCTTTAATAAGCCCTACGCAGTCGTGTACACGCTTGCCATACTGGGACGGGAAGTTGTCATAAGCTGTGCCCTCCCACTTGTAATACACAGGCCACTGCTTCTTTTTGGCAGTGTACAGCGCTTCCGTTCCAATCTGACCGAATGTACCATACCAGTAAGGCTTGCCAAGCTGTGCCTTGGCGTATTCGACCAGACCATAATTTGTTTTTCCTGACATTTTTTGCTCCTCCTTTATTAAACATTAAACGTTAAATCGTGCAATATCCGAATTGTAGTTGTTTATGATTTCAATTTGACTTAGCGCACGTTCATAATATGCGACACGATAAAATTTATACGCACCTGCTGAATAATATGTACCACCACCTCCAACACAACCGATATAGGGATAAACGTTTGATTTTTTATAATCAGCTAACGCCAATATTTCCGAACCAACTATTGTACCGTTAATATATAATATAACGTTTTCGCCGTTGTACGTTGCTACAATGTGGTACTTGGTATTTTGTTCGTAACTTCCACCATTGATATATTGATATGCGTTCGATGAATTGTTGAAAATTCCAAAATGAATTGCATTGTTTTCGGTGAACAATCCAAAACCCGCACGGTCAAAATTATTTATGATATCATTTTCCGACGTGTTGCCGCTTGTGATCTCAAAAAACAATTCCGTTGTGAAATGGTCACTGTTAAAATTGATAGGAATACGCAGCGCACTGTCTGCTCCTGCTTCCTTTACATAGTGATCCGAACCAATCAATAGTTTTCCAGTGTCAACGAGATAACGACGGATCAAATCATAATCAATCATATTCAGCCACGCCGCACCATTGTTAACGTGTTTCGTTACATAATTATAAATGCCGTCAAAAAACATTTTGGCGCCTACTGCATATCCCAACGATTCGGGCGTTACCTCCGTTATTTTACCACCCCCTCTCCGAACAGCCTTAAAATTTGCCGCAGCCTCATTCTTGGCAGCTACTGCCACAGCGCCGGAACCTGTGATATATACAGTGTCCAGCCCCATCATGTGCATATAGTTGAACGTCTCGCCGTCTCCAATGGTGATAACGCCATCATCGCCCTTAGCAGCACCTGATTTCAGGGATACTGTGATATCCTTGCCCGACTTGTTGCGGATATCAAATCCGTTGTATTTAGCATCGAATTTCACAGCACATTCAGTGCCGTCAAGGGTGATCTCGATGACCCTGTTGCAGCCTTTTATTTCTTTTACCATAAATAAAATATCCTCCTTAGGTTGATTGTCTTTTCCGATACTCAGCATATACATCTTGCGCACAGATATCCATTTGGGCTATCAGTTCATCGCCCGTAAATCGGGTGAACCACCAATCAGAACCACCCACACTAATGGTTAAATTCCACGTGCTTTTAAATGTGTTTTCTGTCACTGTACCATCCGATGCGTAATAGGTTGTAATCCCTGCCGTTGGCACCTGTATGTATTTATAAAATGATGTGGTATTTACATTTTCTGAAACAGTCATCTCAGAAAATCGGTACGTCCACATCACATTGTGCGATTTCCACACATTTACCGCTATAATGTTGCCGTCATCGTCATAAACATTCTCTGCACTGTAACCGTCCTGCGAACTATCACTAGTTGTGGGATAGCCAAGATAAAGCAGTGTATCGCCACGATAAACACCTAGAATGCAAGTAATGATTTTTCTATCATCGCTACAATAGGTTTCATAATTATTTCCATAAATGTAGGTTTGGTATTGTCTAATCCGACTTTGCCATACCCCCTCAGGCAGCTGTACCAGTTTGGCGGTGTAGTCTCCAAACAGCGGTATAACTGCGATTGGTGTCTGCTGCTCGAATAAATCGCACATATTCAAACAGCTCTGCGGCACATCAACCGTTACAGGCTCAAACCCCACATACCCCTCAGGCGCATTATATACTCCGTTTTCCGTTATAGTTATGGGCTTGACCTTGCCGCCTCCCGAGCTTCCCCCACCCGCCAACGCCTGAGTGATAAGCCCTCCGCCTAATATCATGTTCCCGCCTCCTTATACACCCTCGTCCAGTGCGCATTCTTGCGTTTCCCGCCGTCAATATCATACGTCACCGTGATAGTGTACGGCTCGTATTCAAATACCTTTGTACCCGCCGTTTCTGTTTCATTAGATGTTACAGACAGCAGCGGATACAGACAAAAAATCTCGTCGCTGTCACGCTGACGGATAAGCTTGTCGCCCAGGTCCTCATATTCCGAGGGGGCATAATGCTCAGCCACTGTTGACTTTCGCCTCCTTTTGACACACAAAAACCAGCCCGTTTTCACCGAACATCATGCAGCCATGTTTCTTGCCCAGCTTTACCCGATTTTCAATAGCCCTGCTGTACAGATCATGATACTCGCTGAAGCTGCAATCCGCCTCAGGCGCAGAAACATCAGCCACGATTCCCAGTCCCGTGAAGTCAAAATCAACACTCAGCACAGGAAGCTTGTCGCCGCCGTATGCGATGAAATCACCAATGTTGTACAAATAATCAGTGATCATCTGCGAACATTCCCAGCCGTGATATGCGTACTCACCGCCGCTGCCGACTATCTGCGATACCATCTGCTGTACAGCCGCCTCAGTCAGATACCGCCCCGAAATACGTTCCGTGTGCCGCCAGTCAGACCCCGAGGCATAGTCGTTTCCGTATGCCTCGTCAGTAGCATATATGCCTGTTATGGGCTTTGTGCCCCGCCTGATGATTTCCGTTCTGTCTCCCTCCGAGGGCATTTCAAGCCCCTGAGAGGGCGCAGAAAACGGCACAAACGCCAGCACACCGCCGCCGTCATGCCAGTATCCCACATCATTGTGGGACAGGTCGCTGAGTATGACCCTGCACGTCTTGCCGGCAAAATCCTGATAGCACAGCTGTGCCATGCGCCCCGAATATCCGCCCTCGGTGAAACCGCACTGGGAGGCAACCGCCCCCACGATTTGAGCAGTCGGATACCATTTCAGCGTCTTTCCGTCAGTGTCAAACTGTGTGTAATTACTGTAATCAAATGGGATATCCAGATTTTTGCATAGGTCATACGCCGTGATGCTTGCCACGCCGCCCGAATAGGACTGCTGGGCAATGTAAAAATCAGGCAGCAAATAGCCGTTAAACGTTACCTTGCTGCCCTCTATAAACGGCACAGCCGACCATACATCACAGGAAAATTCCGTTGTGGCCACACCGTCAAATCCCTTGCCCTCCAGCGACCGCCTCAGCCTGATGTTAGCCAGTACGTCCGCACCGTATTCCGTACCCTGATAGGTTATCTTGTACGGCAGGCTAAAGGCCTGAGCCCGTGAGAGGGCAGGTCATAGATACGGATATGTTGTAATAGTCCACCGTGCCGTCGTTAAATACAGGCACACAGCGGATAGCCGGGCGGTCAAACACATTGGTCTGTACCGTGGGGCATTTGTATTTTACGGTCACCTCGTCCGCATTGCAGGCGGTCACAAGGGCAGCTGCTACCGTGTCCGACAGCACCTGAAAATCAGCCGACAGACTGACGCTCACACCCAGACATTTCTTACGTTCCTTGCCGTTTACAGCAGTGAAGCTGTCCGAATACACAGGCGCTGTCGATATATCTACAGCCTCGCATATAACGTGTTCGGACATATCCACATTGCCGATTTTTAATATCGTATCATTCATGCTTTAACCTCCGCTGGCGGTTTTAGCCCGCTTGTTTTCCTGCGCAACAACCTTAGCCACATACTTGCCGTCCAGATCAACCACCTTGTAAACAGGGCTGCCCGATGAAGCAGATGTGCGTTTGACCGCTGCAGATGTGTCCTGACTGTCCGCCGCCGTTGTGTTCGCAGCCGATGTATTTGCCGAAAGAGCCGCCGAAGAGTTGGCAGCAGATACATTCGCCGCCGCAGCGTCAACGTAATTGCCGTCAAAAACGTCCTTCATGGACTGCTCCCAGTTAGCCTTGAACGCTTCCATAAAGCTGTCGCCAAACAGCGTGCCTGCGTCAGTACCTAACTTCTCGAACTCCTCCGAATTTTCCGTCACCATGTTGGCAATGATGTTGCTTATGCCCTCATCGTCCTTGTACAGCGACCTGATTTTCGAGAGCTTCTTGGGGTCTTTCAGAAGCTGCGTTGCATAGTCCAGCGCCGCCTCCGGGTCTTGTTTGAGCAGCTCGGTTATAAGGCTGTCAGGCACATTCTTTTCATACAGCTCGGCGATTTTTGATGTCAGCTTTTTCTTGGCGGCAAGCTTTTTCTCAAATCCGCTAAGGTCTATCTTGTTTGACTTGGTTTTAGCCCCCGTCCGCTTGTCCGTTTCCTCGGAGCTGTTAAAAATATCGCCGCTTGAGGAAAGACTTTTCGCAAGACTGTCACGGGATTTTACAACACTGTCATATGCCTTTTCCACAGCGTCCTGCTGCTTTTTAGCAGCGGTCTCAGCCTCTTTCAGAGCCTTGTCATCATAGCTTTTCTGTTCTTTCAGCAGCTTGAGGTTGTAGTCCTGATACGTGTCCGAATTGTGGTCAAGGGTCTCGATGAAAGCCCGTTCCTGCTCCAGCAGCCAGCTATCGTCATAGCCCTTTTCCAGCTGTTCGGTTTCAATTTCTCGGAACTTGTCCTCGACGGAAGTTTTCAGGGCGTTTTCAGCGTCCTTTTTAGCCTGCTCCGCTTCTTTTGCAGCCTTTTCAGCTGCCTTTGCCTCGGTGTCCGCAAGCTTGTCATAATGGTCTGTTACCTTGTCATAAAGCTTCCACCACTCAGCGTCTTCCTCATTGTGGTACTGTTCGAGCAACGCCTTTCTGCCCGCCCAGTATTCTTCTTCCGTGACCTTGTGGACAGCATATTTGTCCTCCAGCTCCTTGAGCGCCGCATCAAGCATTTCCGACTTATCTACCACGCCGTCAACGCCTGCATCGGGCATACTGTCAGCTCCGCTGCCTTCCACATCGGCAGTGCCGTCAAGGGCGCCCGCAATATCACCGTTTGTCTTTTCAATTTCGGAAACGGCTTTTTTCCTTGCTTCGGTCAGGTCATCAATGGTCGCATCTACCGCTGTGAGGCTGCTGCTCAGATACTTTTCAACGCTCGTCTCGCCCGACATATCCATTTCTGTCTGCATCCACTTTGGCAGCAGATCATAATCAAACGACCCGTTTTCCTGAGCTGTAAGGAACGCATCGTTCCATTCGCCCAGCTTTCGGGTGTTGTCCGCTATCATTTTGTCAAGCTGTTCCTGCGTAAGACCGTCGTAGCGTTTTATGCGCTCCGCCTGTGCCTGCGCAGCCTTTTCCACTGCATTGCTGTCACCGCTGAGCGCATTGCTGAGAGCCTCCTGCATATTTTTATACATATCGGTTCCTACGCTTTCCCAGTCGTAGTTTATGATATTGTCTGCGATATGGTCACACAGGTCAAGCGCAAACTCAATGATGTCGGGAATGGCACTGACAAGAGCAGTGTTCAGCTCCATGAGTATCTGCGGAGCCTTTGCCAGTAGTATCGGCAGGGAATTTATCAGACCGTCAGCAAGACCTATGATTATGTCCTCGGCAGCCGAAATAAGCTTGTCAGTGTTATTTATCAGCGTTTCCGTGATGGTCAGCACCGCATTTACAACAGCGGGTATAAGCGTGTCCAGATTGTCGGAAATGCCCTTTGCAAGAGCCGTTATAATGTCCACAGCCCCCTGCGTTATAATATCGGCGTTGGAAAGTATTGCCGTTATAAGCGCCGTGCAAAGGTCAGCCGCAGAAGATGCAAGGCTGGGAATTGCCGAGATAAGCCCCGACAGCAGAGTGTTTATTATCTCATCTGAGTTTTCCGTAACAATGGGTATGGCAGTGTCAGCAACGGCAGAAAGCGTGTCAAGGAGCGCCGCAATAAGGCTGTTAGCGCCCTCAATAACGGAAGGCAGCATCTGTTCCAGCGTGTCGGGAATAAGGGGGAGAAGATTTTCGGTAAGCTCTGTAATGCCCGTCGCCATCTGCGGCAGTACCGCCATAATGCGGGGCATAAGGTTGTTCGAGAAATTCAGAACACTGTCGATAAGAGCCGAGATAAGCTCATCGAAATCCTGCGTCGGGTCAGCCATACCCGTAAGCATATTCTGCCACGCCGCCGTCATACTTGCCATGGATCCCTGCAAAGTGTCGGCACCCTCAGCCTGAGCATATCCCGAAAGCCCCCGCATCTCAATGTAGTCAACAAGAGCGTTCTGGCAGTCAGCAAGGTTGTCAATAGTGTATCTTGTTGCATCTCCCTGAGCTTCCTTGTATGCGTTTACCTTGTCGATAAGCTCCTGAAAGCCCTCTTTTGTGGGGGTGATGCCTATCTGCAAATTATCGAGCATTGTGTAGTTGTTTTTCATAATGCCGTTAAAAGCATTCTGAACATTCTCAGCTGTATTGCCCGTAGCCGCCACGATATCAGCCTCGGCAGTGACTATTCTGTCGGCAAGCTTTGCCGCACCTATCTCATCGTCGCCCATAGCGGTTTTTAAGCCTATGGCAAATCCGTTTACCTGTTCAAGATAATCGTTCTGGGACATCTGAATGTCCTTGTAAGCGGTCTTGGCTTTTTCCGCAATGAAGTCATAAGCCTCACCGAACATCAATTTCGCACCGCCTGCAAGCTGCTCATAATCGCCGAAACTTGCGATAGCTTCCTTTGCCAGGGCACCTACCGCAGCAGATGCAGCAGCCGAAGCAGTAACAGCAGCTTTTGTGATCATTCCAAGAGCCTTCTGAGCCGCCGAACCGATTTTTTCATAGGCATTTGTGCTTTTGTTTGCTGCCGATTCTGCCTCATTACCCACTTCCTGAGTGGCACGAGTTACCTCTCTTGTGGCTTCCGTTGTTGTTTCTGCACTTTCTCCTATTCTGCTTACGGCTTCTGCCGCATTATTTGATACCGCTTCGGTTGCCACAAGGCTTGCGTTCATCTGTGCAATACGCTCAGTAGCCGCAGCGTTCTGAATATTAAGCGTGACAAGCTTGTCTGCGGTTTGCTGTATCTCATGCTGATACCTTTGAAATGCTGCCGCCGAAATATCGCCGCTCTGCCGTGCAGCTGACATATCAGCCTCCATAGCTTTTAATTCCGCAAGCTTGTTTTCAGTAGCCTGTATCTGCTGCGAAAGACGCTGCTGAGAGCTTACAGCGGCTTCATATGCTTCCTGTGAAATAGCCGCTGACTGTGCCGTAGTCTCTACCGCAGCAGCGGCAGTACTTGCAGCAGCTGCGGCGGTTTCGGCTGATGCCGCTATTCCGTTCATCGCAGCTTGCGTCGCAGATGCGTTTTCAGCAGTGCTGTTTACTGCTTCCGCAATACCGCTAACAGACTGAGCAGTCTGATTTGCAGTGCTTTTGGTGTTGTTCAGAGCGGCTCGAAGCCCTGAATCATCGCCTGTAATACGATAAACTATCTCACCAACCGTCACCTGCCCTCACCTCTCATTCTCTCCATAGCCTCTCTGTGAATGCGCTCCACCTCGTCAAGCATAGCCCTGTCCCTCTCGGCAGCCGTCTTGTATCTTGGCGCCTGCTTCTTTTTCAGCGCAAAAATACGTTTGAGCCTTGACACCCTCGACCTTTCCGCAGAGGACTTTATTTCCGAAAGGCTTTCGGCCCTTATACCGATTATCCTTTTCAGCCTGCATTCATCGGGCAGACCCCGAAACAATGCGCAGAAATCGAACCAGTGAAGCTTTGCCGTGTTCAGGTCAATGCCGTAGTGCCCGAGAAAATCCGCATAGAAATATGCCTCGTCCTCCGAGAAGTCAAACGACGGCTCATGTGACCCCATGGCAGATGTCCCCTTGTTCCTCGCTCCGGGCGCAAGACCCGAAATGTAGAAGTCCGTCATAGCGTCAGCCGCAGCCTTCTCCGAAACGCCCTCAGGCAGCCCCGCAAAGTAAAAACGCCCCGCAAGCGCACAGGCCTTGTCAGCGTCCTTGTCCGACATTGCCTCCGAGTAATCGCACATTATGCGGAAATCGGGGTCAACGGGAACGGGGATACTGTCAATGCTTATGACCTTTGGCTTCGGGCAAAACAACATTTTTCTCACCTGCTATCCTCTGCATAAACGCAGTGATCTCATCGTAAATGTACTTGAGTACAGCATATCTTTCAACGATGTTCGGCAGCCTGTCAGCAAATATCTTTGAGGCGGAACCGTCTCCGAGAATGCTGTCAATGGCATTGTCAAAAGCGGAGATCACCTTTTCCTCATCAGCCCCTCCGTCGTTTTTCAGGCTCAGAAAGGTGTCTTTTATGCTTCCCAGCCTGTTAACGAGCGGCTTCTGAAAGACAACAGGATACTTTTTGTCCTCTACCTCGATAACGCAAATGCGGTCAGTGAATTTAAATCCCATAATATAACCTCCGTTTTTTTATGAAAAAGCGGCACACGGGAAATCCCCGCATACCGCAGTTTCGGAATTTACTCAGCAGCCTTAGAATAATACTTGTCAGCCGCAAACTCAGGAGAGCTCTCACCCTTTTCGAGCTTCACGAAAGCACCGTTCTTTCTCTCATAGTAACTGTCATACTTGGAAGCCCAGTCAGCAGGAGACACCTTAAGAGCAGTGTAACCGCCAAAGCCCATATATTCAAGCTTTGTGGGCTCAGCGGCAGCCTTTTTGATGCTGCCGCCTACGGAGAGGTTTTCCTCGGGAGCACCCGAACCGTCATCATCGAGAATAAGAGAACCCGAGCCGATCTCGCCCTCACCCGTAAGAATATTGAACCACGCATATCTTACAATAGCGGCCTGACCCTTTGCGTATTTCATATCAAATGAAGTAACAAAGTCCTGGAAGGGGTCGCCCTTGTAACGGTCGCACTTGAATGTGATAGTTCTCTGATTGCCCGTCTTTGTGGAGCTTTCGCCGTGGTAGTAATAGCTGTTTGTCTTTTCCTTGGGATTAAGCGATGAAGAACGGTCTGTAAAGCCCATATATGCGACCGCAAAATCATCAACATCAGCGTTCTGCTCTGCCGAAACGTCAATAGCAAGAACCATCTGATCCGTAGTGATAAATCCCACAAATGCAGGGTTTGTCTTGACTTTCGCAAACATTTCCTTAAGTGTCATAAAATCATTCCTTTCATTTCTGTATAAAAAATGTAATTTCGATACCGGCGGTGTATATCCAGTACTGTTCATTGTGCATCGTTGGGGCAGGCAGTGAATTTACTTTTACCTTGACCTGTGAAATGCCCTCGATAACAGGCTTGGAAGCGGCAAGGGTCTCACATATGCCGCAGAGCTTTTCCACAAGCACAGCCTGCCTGTTGTTTGTGTCCATAGCTGAAACGGAAAATATCACCGACTGAATTTTGCTCCCGTCGTAATATTTTTTGATGTTCTTGTTTCCTGCATAGATGATCGCACTCTGACCTGCCGCCGATACAACGCCTATCTCGTCAATGCCGCCCAGCCTTTTCAGCTCTGCGGCAATTTGGGTGTAAATATCTCCGTTCATCGGCTTATCTCCTCCTCATACGTCCGCTTGAAAACAGCCTGCCACTGGTCGCCATAATCGCTTTCAGCCCTTTTGCACCATTCGGGAGCTGCATTCGGATTTTTATGCTTTCTTGCAGACGGCAGCTTATACTGCTTTTCAGCATAGGGCATAGTCCATTTCAGTTCGCCATTGTTGAAGTCGCTGTGAATGACTGATGATTTTATCAGATCACCCGAATCCTGCTTGCAGAAATAATTGCAGTCTTTAAGTGCCTGCTCTGACGTAGCAAAAATCGCCTTGTCCATAGCGCCTTTCATATCGCCGCCCGATATGCCGCCCCTTATCTCAATATCCACCCTCACGTCATCACCACCTCCAGATGATGAATATCCCCCTGTGGTGTGAAGAACGTCTCCACCTCACTCACAACAAAGGTCTCACCGTTAAAAATAACCTCGTCCCCCGTCTCAAAGGAAACATCATTGGGCACGGAAGAAAAAGCATCAAAATACATCTTTGCCCTTACCTCGGGAATATCGCCCCCGAGAGAGAAACGCTGAGAACGGCAAGGCTCAATGTAAACAAAATTGATGTCCGTCTCAAGGGTCTCACCCTTGCCGCCCCACCCGTCCGAGCTTAACTTCTCAATAAGTCTGACCTTGTGGGGAAGATAGCAGCGGGGAATAGGGGATATCAGCAACATACGCCGCACCCCCTGTATAAAAGTCCCGCCCGTTCAAGGTAACTCTCAGCCCGAGAGCATATGCCCCTCGCCGCCGCAGAACCGCCGCCCGAAGAAGAGCCACCCGAGGACATCGAGAACGAGCCGAGAGTGAAGCTCTGCGCCGTACCCGATACCGACATAGCCCAGGCATCAATGCCGCCGCACAGCCCCATATATTCAGCCTGTGCGCATACCGCAAGATCAAACTGCCTCATCTCCTCTTCCGTCTCGGGAGCACGGAGAATAAAGCAGTTTATCTCGCTTTCGGCTCTCGTCAGCAGGCGGTCAAGGTCGGGATAGTCCATACCGCCGAAAACGTCATAATAAAAATCCGTACTGACCGCCATACTCTCACCTTTCCTTAAGCCTTAAGCATCGCAGCAGTCACGGTGATATAGCCGACAGTGACCGCCTTGCTGTCCGAGTTAAAGCAAACTACCTCGATAACATTGCCCTCGGCAGCTGCGATCTCGGTAGTGCCGCTGGTAAGCGCTGTGCCTGCATATGCGGTGGAAGTCTCGCCGTAAACAGCCCTTGCGGAAGGATTTACCTTGTACGCATAAGTGCCACTTGCATCGCCGCCTGCCGCAACGGTAATAACAGTCTTGCCCTTTGTGCTGCCTGCCGCTGCTGTGAGCTTAAGAGATCCGGGAGCATATACCGCACGGATAGCCACGCTTCTGAGCACCTTGTGAGCATATGCGATTCTTCCCTGTACCGCACTTGCACCGATGTACTTGCCCGAGCCGTTCATGTCCTGGAGATGTACGGGAACGGAGAACTCTTCCGCTCTGGTCGCAAATCTGGGGTGGCCTGCGATCATTGCCAGACCCGCAGTCCTGTCATTCCACTCGATAACGTTAAAGCCCGCAATGCGTCCCACGATACCGCTCTGAACTACGTTGTCGCCCAGAGAAGAAGCCTTGACGAACTCAGGGGACTTAAGGATAAATGAGTAGGTCGCAGGGGTAACCAGCAGATAGCGTCTGCCGTCATCGGGAATATTGGCCTCGCTCATCTGCTGCCTGATATCCACGATATCGCTGTAAATGCCGTCAACGGTAAGCGCACCGATGTTGGTAACGGTAGCGCCTGCGAGAAGTACGGTAGCGCCGTCAGTGTCCTCAGCAACGGCAAGGGCATAGCCTGCACTGTCAAGTCTTTCCGCAACAAGGTTGTCGGGGACAAGCTGCGCATCGTAGCCGTCGATAAGCTCATTTACTGCCTTTTCCTTGTCGATGGGGAAGTTGATGTAAGATGTGCTGCCGTGCTTAACGGGAATGCCGTTTGCACGGTCGTAGTCCGATACCTCCACCTCCGCATCTCTTACGGGGATCTTTACAACGCCCGCCTTGGGGCTGCCCTCGTAGTCTGTGTTAAATACAACGCCGTTTTTCAGCTTGTTTTCCTGACGAATTTTTGCCAGGACCAGAGCCGAATATCTTTCCTGTGCTTCATGTGCCATAAATTACATTCCTCCTGTTTTTAGATTTTTATGTTGGGATTTTTCGCAAGGAACGCCGCCTCTACGCCCGAAGGCTGCTTGCCGCCGTTCCCGAAGCTTACCCCTGTGGTGACACCCTGAGGGGCGCTTTTCGCAGAGCAGAAAGAAGGGTATTTTGAGATGACCGCATCAATAGCCTTTTCAATGGGCATATCGTCCGATACCTTTGCCATGGCAAGGGCGATAACGTCATCTACAGCCTCGGCAGTTACGCCCTTGGAATAAGCGCAGCACTTAGCCTCAGCCGCCGCAAGCTTCTTCTCAGCGTCCGCCCTGCCATTTTCTGCAGCGGATATCTTTTCCTGTGAAAGCTGTTCGGCAGTTTTCCGGCTGTCCTGCCACTTCCGAAACGCTTCCATCTCTTCCTTTGAGGGCTGTCCCTTTGCCTGCCTTTCAAGTCTCTGCTTGACTATTGCGTCAAGCTCTGCCTGGGTAAATGTTTTTGC